CTTTGCCGTCCTTACCGTCAGTCCCGTCTTTGACCATGACCATCCACAAACCATTCCGGTATATGTAAGTACAATGGTCAGCCGTATTTCGGTAGCTGTTACCCTCCTTGGGATTGGATGGATGGGATGCAAATTCACCAAGGAAGGTGATGCTTTCGCCTTTCAGCTCACGCCCGTCCAGAAGCATCTCCCAGTCTTCATGCACGGTCCAGTCGGCTGACTTCCCGGCAAGGATATAACCGCCATCCTTTTTGCGACGATAACTGCCGTTCCTGAACCTTGCGATCCTGATGGGAGGATTGGATGTTTTCACCTTGGAGATAAAAACACAGCCCGCCAAAGTGACCATGGTATTGACCTCGTATGGGGTCTTAGAGGATTCCCAATGACCGCCACCTATTACAGACAGGCCCGGATCACCCTTGTCACCTTTGGCGGCTGATACAAGCCAGTCCGGATTGTTTTCGGATGGCTCGGAAATAGTGCCCTTGTCATTGACGCACAACCATGTGGAACCGTTATGGGGCACACGGGAATAATATGCGTACTTCCTGCCCGGCTCCCAGCTAGGGAAGTCGATAGGAACGCGGACTGTGCTACCGGTAATTTCATCAATTTGAAAAATCAATCCCGTCATGATGATATCCTGCAATACCGCCGAGAACCTGTCGCAGTTGATCCCGTTGATGGTCATACCCTTCTTCTTGCCGAACCAGCTCTTCATCTGTGCCGGCTCCGGGTCCCAGGTGTTGGCATTGTCAACAAGGGTGATACAGCAGTTACCGTCACGCACGTCTATGATGATATAAGTCTGACGCTCTTTGTCGGTGAAGTTCCCCGTCTGTCCGAGACGCATCTCGTTATGGGGAACGAACTCATATCCGGGACGCGGAACCATCACGAATGTCTTCTCGTCGTAATCTGCGGAAGTGATACGGTACTGTATTTTCCGGAAACCAATAAAGTCACCGGTAGTGACGCTTTTGTCATGCCAGAAGCCTAGGAGGATATCGTCCGGCTTCTGTCCCAGCGGTACACCATCCTCCAGATCAGGGGTGACAGTATAGCTGCCGTCACTATTGGCGACAAAGCTTTTTATCTTCAGCCCTCCGCCGGGACTTATAGTATTATATCCTTCAAAATAGGTCTGACGGTTGAAACGAAGTTCTGGTACACTCAGAGAGCTGCGCAGGACCAAAGCCTCCAGCTCGGCACGGGCGTCCTCACCGATGTAACCGCCCTGAACACCGGTGATAAAGTCACCGACAGTAAGACTTTTACCTATTTTTGCCCCACCCAGGAGTTTTAGTAGATATTTTGTTTCATCATCCTGATCCTTACGAAGAAAAGTTTTCAGCGAGCGTAATGCGGAATACACGTTATGGTCTGTTGCAGGGGTGGAGTCGTGGCTTCCGATCACATACACACCGCTACCACCACCGCCCGTATAGGTCTGTCCCTTCAGGGTAAGGCTCTCAACCTTTTCCTCCAGCTCCCCAATACGGGAATAGGCGGTGGTTTCCCCGACAGTATAAACAGGGGAATCATAAGCTAAATCAAGATTGAATTCAAACCCGATAACCCTTGACTGCCTTCCGTTCTTGAAATAGGCCTTGTTGATAAGGTTGACCTTTTGACCGATGCTGTAGAGGTTGTGAACGCCATCCTCACGGTATGCGTCATCGGACATCATCGTGCAGCCATAGGTACTCGGGTCTATCTTGGATTTGGCAGCGTACTTTTCAGTCTTTTCCTTCAGCTCCTGCTCGGCGGCACCCACAAGCCCCAGTTCGGTTATTTTCGTGCTGTCCCAGCCGGAAAGCACATATTCATCTCCATTCCGGGGAAAGAGCACATCACCGGGAAGCGGTCTGCCATAGTCCTCATTCCTGACTATCTCCCAAAGCTGTGCCTCAGGGTTCCATCCGCCATCCTCCAATTTCTCCGGCTTTCCCTCAGGATTGAACTTCACGGCAAACTCCAAACCGTTGAGAAGTCCGGACGCGAAACGTATTCTCAGCTCCTGACCGGGGAGGATATATTTCTCGGAAAAGTTAACACCTGTGTCCTTGAAGCGGTAGGCATTCCATTTTTCCTCGGTGGTTGTGCCGTCCTCATTCTCCACCTTGTCCGTCACTTCGATAGTGGTGACATCCGACATGATGCCCGTTCTTCGGGGATAGACTTCATCGAAGATAACCACCTGCTCGACGGCTTCCTCGGTAGTCATATCAGGATAAGCGTCAATGTAAGGAGTGCCTTCGGGCAACATTAAGCGTTTTTGCACCACGCCGTTCACAACCACAGTCTCGTCAACCGGACGGTAGTCAGATGGGATATTCTTTGTTGAACCAAAAGCGTAGATACGGGTGGCATAAGTGGACCGGGATTCTGACTGTGACATTTCCTGCACGTTTTTCCCAATCTCGAAATCCACCGCATCGCCAGACTCACAACGTCCGAAATGGATGATGTTTTCAGTCACCCAGCATTCGCAATCCCATTTCTTTGCCATAGAGAAGCAAGCGTCAAGGATGTTGATGTTGTCGTAACTCATCAACTGGGACTTGTTTTCGACTGTGGAATCAATGGAGAAAACAAAATCCTGTCCTTTGTATGTGTAACCAAGAGCTTTCAAATTTCTAAGGACTATACCGGCTTGTACGTCAAGCGGAGCGGTCAGGTTCCAGGACGCCTCCTGTCCGGTCGTCTCCGGGGTATATTTGAAGATTTTGTTTTTCCATTTCCAGTAGTAGGCGTCAAGTCTTAATTCGTAATCGTAGCCGGCGGTATTGGTGTTGAATGCGGGCTTCTGCAAGTCGCACACCTCGAACAATCCGAAGTTACATTCCACGTATGAGCCAAGTTTGAAATATATGGGATTCTCTAAGGAGAACTTTAACATGATGTAGTCCTCCTTCATCAGAGTGAACTTACGCTTGCAGCCTTCATTGAGCAAAGTTGTAAGCAGGATAGCACCGGATATGTCTTTGATGTCGATTTGTTCCATGTCTTCAAAGTTCGGGGATAAAAAAAAGAGTGCCCAATTTTGAGCACTCACATACACGACAATAAAACCAATGTCGTGAATTAGCTTCTGTTTGCCGGATTTGGCTCGTTAAACTTGGCTGAAATTTTTCCGAAAGTTCGGTCTAAACTCTGTGCGTAAGTGACACTCTTGCCAGTATAAATAAGATGGTAAACCTCGCTACTATTAGCAGGAATCTGAATATCAACCACACCTTTATACAGTTCATCAAAGAAAGCTTTCTTCTTTGCTTGATAATCAGACTGAGAATTACTCTCGATAGTGAACGAAAGAGTTATTTCCCTCTCATCGACTTTAGGATTATTGATTATTACCCGTTTCCCATGTTCAAGTCGGCTTTTGTTCTCAATAAAATCCTTCATGGGAACGGATGCCCCAATAACATCAAGAAACCCCTCTCCCATTCTCACACCCCATGTTGTATAAGCGTTTTCGCCATTAATTAATAATTCATCCATAGACTATAATTTTGCTGTATTCTTTTTAACTTCTGCTATATCTCTTTGCATCTGTTGAATAGGTTTGACGATTGCCCCTGTATTTTCTGAAATCTGTACCAATTCAAGATAAGATTGTGCTATCAAATCTCGCGTATCATCAGCAATATTTCTTGTTTCCGTATTTATGGAAAGTAGAGCATCTGCTTTTACTGTCAGTAGATTAAGTGATTGAGATTGAATAATATTCTGATTTTTTATTTCTTCTCCTGCAATCTGCAATGCTGTAAACCTACCGCTTAGTTCTCCTGCATCTTCATGTGTCATTTCAGTGCCGAACCCTCTTGATGAAGAAGATTGGGAATAGGACTCCTGTGAAATCTTGTCATATCCGGTTGCTGCGGCAAGCTCGTCACGGAGCTTCATGGCTTCGTCCACATAACCCATGTATTCATCCATCAGCTCCTTACGCTCATTATTGTCAAGCGTACCATCATCCTTCATGGCTTCACCGAATTTATCATACCATGTCCTCAGTTTGTCACTAAACTGTTCACCGATGGCATTTGACAACATCGCCTGCATGAAATATTTGGATATGTCATCAGCAAAATCCTCCGCACTCTTCTCCATATCCATCAGACTGCTTATAAAACTGTCATACATGGAATCGAATGACATTCCGATCAGGCCCTCATAAAGACTGTCGGTCAGTTCTTCCAGTTTTCCTGCCTGCTCTATATAATCATCCAGCTTGTCGGTAACACGCTCACCGTAACCTCCCTTACCGGAAGATTCCATGATATCCCATAACCATACGTCCGACCGTAGAGCCTTCATCTGTTCGGGGGTCAGATTCCACAAGGAATCAGTGCCGGAGAAATCCTGCATGCCGGTAGCTTTTCTTGCGTGTTCCAGCATTTCATCCGTCCATTTCAGATAATGCTGCCAGCTGCCGTGGCTCTTATGATATCCGGCTTGCTCCTTTGCTATTTGCAGATAGTTTTTATTGACTTCCTCCTGATACTTTACAGCTTCCCTGTAAGATTCAACCGATTTCATTCCCTTGCTTGCCTTCATCTCGTCAGTCAGATCCTCGATGGCCGTTTGCAAAGTTTCATTCCTGTCCGTCAGCCTGTCTATCGTTTCCTGTACTTCCTTGGCGTTTCCACCTATTCCAAACAGGGAGTTGAAGCCTCCGAATGAGATAGCGTTCAGGATGTTTCCTATGCCGTCCCTCAATGACCTGCCGATTGTGACAAACAAATCCCCTGACAAGACATCACCGATAATTCCACTGACCGCGTTCAGAACAGCATCAAGCAGACCACCGACAAGATCACTCAATCCGTCTTTGAGTACGTCAATGATGGACAGAATCCATCCGACAATGGGGACCTCCTTAAGAGATTCTGACGTTTTTCCTATGACATCCTTGAATCCGTTCACGGTTTTGATAATTCCGCTATATGCGTTATACAATCCACCGGATGAAATCTGCTGCAAGCCTCCCAACAAATTTTCCATGCTTGCTTTCAATATGGTGGCAGTATCAGTCACATTACGCTGGGCCTGATTGGCGATATCAGTCTGTGTCTTCACATTGGCGGATGCAATGTCAGCATTCTGTCGTGCTATATCAAGGGCATTCGCTGTAACCTGCTTTTCTTCTTCTGTTCCACTCTTCTGTGCTTTGGCGTAATCATCCTGTGATTTCTTTAGTCTTTCCAAAGCAGCTGTTTCAATCCCTATGGCACTGATACGATTCTGTTCTGCTATTTGATAGGCTTTTACATCCTCTCCAAGTTTCTTGAAGTTGACTCCACTTGTACCACCCAAAGACTTTTCCATCTGGCTGATGGCGTCAATCAATGATTTCTGGCTTGCCTGATCGGAGTTCTTGAACTTGTCAGTCCGTACATATTTTTTCGCTTCGTCCAAGGCGGGCTTTATCATGTCGGAAAACATGGAACCAAACTCACCGAACACAGTAACCCAATCTATATTGGCTTTTATGGCTTCTGTTTCCTTGTTCTGTATGGCAACATCACGTTGTTTCTCCAGTAACTTTACTTGTGCACTATTAACACCGTTTTCTTCCTGTGCTTTCCTTATTTTTTCCGCATACTCTTGGGCGATAGCCAATTTCTGCTGCTGGAACGTGCCATATTCTTTCAAGTAGTCGTTCAAAGCCTGTTGTTCGGCTTTCAGCTGTCCTTCAGTTACATCGGAAATATCTTTATCTCTCATACTTTCGGCATTGGTATAAGCTTCTGAAATTTTCTGTGCCTGCTTGTCGGTCAGCTTACCGTTACCGGCTTTGCTCCATTCTTCTTCCTGTTTTCTTATCGCATCAATCTGTTTCTGATAATCAAGGTCAATCTGTTTCAACTTCTTTTCCGTGCCTTCTCTCATCAGGTTGATTTCATCCTGTTGGTTCTGACGGTGAAGTGAAAGAAGTTGCCCGTCCAGCTTTTCCTGATTTTCTTTTTGCTTTTTTGCTAGATTTTCCTGCTTGGTTAAAGAACTACCAGTGATACCACCTAAATTTTTATAGGATTTTTCAGTTGTTTCTACCCGTTTCTTAGCCTCTTCATACTGCTTTGAGGTAAACTTGGATTTGTCCTTTTCTATTTCAGAGAGTTTCTTTTTGGCATCTTCCCACTCTTTCTTGGCTTTATCGTAGTCTTGTTTGTAAGTAGTTTTGTTTTTCTCTGAATCAATACGGGTTTGCTTGGCAGATTTTGCAGTATCTATGAGTGTTTTTATGTCTTTGACATTATAGATTGCTTCATCTGACAAAGTTCCCTCTACATCAATAGGCAAACGGAGTTTGATGGTTCCATTATCACCCTTTCCTTTGATTCTCCTTTCAAGTTCGGAAATATATCGGTCAAATTCCTTTACATCAACATTGTTCAAATTGGATATGAATTGCTCTGAAATGCCTTTCCCCTTGTCTTGTAACATAACGTCACGCATAGCACGCAATTCTTTCATCTTCTTCACATATCCATCAACACCTTGCTGCCCGGAAAGAGATTTCAGTAAATTTTCGTAATATTTGATTTCAGATTCAATATTAGAAAATTCTTTGGCTTGTTTTTCTCCGGCACGTTTTGCATCTTCCTCTGCAATCTGCTGCTTTAATTTGAGTATATCAGCAAGTTTAATGGTTTCAATGTCGTATTGAGCGAATATCTTTGGGTATTCTTTTCTCAACTCCGCCAAGCTCTGTCCTCTTTGTAAATCAGACAAAGCCATGTCACGGGAACTCTGTACAAGGAAATCAATTTTCTGCTTGTGTTCTTCCTCTTGTTTTTTAGCTTCTTCTTGCTGTTCGTTAAACCTTCTCTGTGCTTTTTCGGCTTCAGTTGCGGAATCATGGAAAGTCCACATGGCCGCACCAAGCCCTACAACGGCAGTCGCCAGCAAAACATAAGGACTGGTAAGCATTGCCGCATTGAGAGCCATTTGTGCTTTCCGTGCCAGTACACGGGCATTGGTAAGGGCTATCTCGGCTATCGTGTGTTTGCTCGTTGCGATAGTAGTAAGCATTACAGCAGTACGATATGCGCCATAAGTAACTACTAATCCAGCAAGTATCTTGCCGACTGTTTCGTAGTTTTCAATCAAAGAAGTAGTCATCTGAATGCCGTCCATAATTACACCTTCCGATTTCTCACCTAACTCGTTGAGAACACTATCCATCGCATCCTGCATCATAGAAAGCTGACCGTTTATCTCTTTTGAAGCGTTTTCGGACATCTGATAGAATCGACCACCAGCGGAAGTAGCATCTATAAATGCCTGCTGAACCATTTCTGCGGAAATAGCCCCCTTAGACATCTCATCTTTGAGGGTAGCGATAGACTTACCGGTCTTTTCAGACATGATTTGCAGAGGATTAAATCCTGCATTAATCATCTGATTGAGGTCTTGACCCATAAGTTTACCGGCAGCGGACATCTGAGAGAATGCCAAAGTCATAGAATTAAACTTTTGTGTGTTCCCCATAGAAACATCGCCAATAGCTTGTAGATAACGGGGAACTTTCTCGGCTTCAATGTTGAAACCAAGCATCATCTGCGTGGCTGCTGTTACATCAGAAAATTCAAGCGGAGAAATTTTAGCGAACTCACGAACTTGTGACATGAGGGCATTGGCTTTCTCTTTGTTTCCCAATAAAGTTTCAATAGCAGTGTCAGCAGCCTGGAACTCGCCACGTACACGAATCATTTCAGCACCTAATGCTTTCAGTACTCCAGTACCACCAATAACCGCCAAGGCTTTCTTCCAAGAAATAGCAATACCATTATTAGTTTCTACAACCTCTTTTGCCTCATCCTTGTAAAGGGCGTATTCATCACGTAGTTTTTTTACTGACAGACGTGCTTCTGCCTGTTGCTGGGTTAATCCAAATAAAGCTGCCTTTTCTTCATCAAGAGCTTTGCGGGCAGCATTGTATTCTTCTAACTTGCTATTTGCTGATAACGGATTCCTTTTCAATGCTATACGATAAGCATCCCCAAGTCGTTTTACATCCGCTTCAATATCCTTAACTACCGTTTTTTGAGCAAGAATCTTCTCTGTGAATCCATTCACGGCCTGGGAAGCATCGAAGATTTTCCTTTTGAATCCCGTTTCCATCTCCGCTCCAGCTTTGGCTGCATTAGTCACCAACTCATCCAATCTTTGGTTGGATGCAGCAAGTTGGGCATTCAAAGCCTTGAAAGCAGCAGGAGACTGCGTGCCATCCATGCTCATTAACTCCTGCTTTAATTTTGCAATTTCATTACGAAGTCTTACAACTTCTTCCCAGTCACTACCTATCTTAAAATATAATTTTGCCATATCTATTTCTTTTTCCTACGATTAGCCAATTCCTTACCACTGATTCTATTCACCTTCTGACCACCATATACTGCGCGTAATTTATCCCGTTGCATCATCAGCAGATTCCGATAAGGGATAATCTCAAACACTTCTGTATAACTCAGATGCAGCGTGTCAATCAAATGGGCTATCTGCCCGAAGAACGTTGTGTTTCCTACTGTTTCGGTCTTGCTGCCAACATCGACACGTTCCTCATCGAGCTGACACACTGAAAAGCCGAAATATCCATCATAGAGAAACAGACTCCCAAGGCATCTTTGACTTCTTCAAAAGTGCCGTTCTCCAATTCTTTGACCAAACTATCATTCCCGCAGATGAAGCATGAAATACCTTTCAGCATATCTTCAGTAGCTTCAGGAAGCTCTTTAATAGCTTCCATGACATTATCTCCAGTCATGCCGATATTGGAAAAATGATGAATGGCACGACAGATAATTTTAATTGTAGGAGGTTTAATGGTATAAACCATCCCTCCTATCTCCACATTCATGAAATCCAGCCCTAACAAAGCATCAGAAACCGTTTTTGCTGCTTGATTCATATTCTTAAACTAAAAGGGGGAATGGTATATATCCATCCCCCGGTTATCACTCTTGTACTTTTACCAATGTTATCTCTTTTTTAAGAGTGGTATCAACTTCAGAAGGAGTGGTTTTAATATCTCCTGACTGAGTGACGTACCCCACTTTCGACACTTCATAGTGAACGGTAGCCCCAGCATTCACCTGCTTTGACTTGACCGTTGCACCGTCCAGCTTTACGGTCGCATCGGAAGGAGTAGGTACAATGGTTACTGTAGTTCATGCCTGCAAAGCTTTAATCTGCCCTTCTTCATAGTTATACTCAGAAGAAACACCTTCGATTCCCGGTTCCTGCACCAAGCCTTTTACAGCGATTGCAATTGCCTTATCCGTATTGGCTTCACGGGAAACAATACGGCATTTTGGGAAGATGAACCATACATCATCATCGGTCAGACAGAACAATGCTTTGTTGATAATAACTTTATCCAAAGCACGCTTCCAACCCACATCTTTAGATATTGCCTGAATAACATCGCCACCCATGAACGCTTTCTTGGTCTTCCAGTCATATTGTCCGATAGAGAAAGCGGGCGATACTTCTCCCGGCACATCATCGTAACGGTAATTCTTTCCCGTTAATTGGTTCTTGTACCCAGTAACGGAGGCTTCCGTTTCCTCAATCTGCCACGTTTCCCCGTGTACATTCAAAACCTCATCTTTTGCTTTGATAGCGGCTTGAATCAAAGTCTTTGCGATTTCGGGGGTAATGTCTGCCGTTACCTTATCAATATCGGCAAACAAGATTCTTTTTATTCCTACTGCTGAAATCATAATCTTATAGTTTTACATTTATTACTTCAAATAAAATTCTCACATTCACATAATGGCATTTCAAAGCTGCATCCGCTTCCGCGCCAATTGATTCGATAGAGTAACGATAGGTTGTACCATCATAGGTGCTTACTACATCATCAAGCAGCTTGTCAGCCTTTCTTTCAAGTTCGTTAAGCCGGATTGTGTTCGCTTCATTCTCGCTTAAATTGGGTACACATAGATTCACTTCTGCAAAAGATTTCTTCCAATACTTTCCCGGCTGTTGTTTCTTCGTATGGATAACGATTCTTTCAGAGGTCAATTCACCCGTCAGTGTTTCTCCTGCTGACACTATACCTATCCCGAAAGCCTTGCAATCCCGGTAGAGGATGTTTCCTATGTCGGTGGTTACTATCATTCAAATTCTTCTTTTAATCGTTTCTCCGCATATAAAGCGGCACTACTTAAAACATCAAATCCCTTAGATTCCACGAATGAAGCGTATTCTGCTTCGTTTCTCAGCGTCAGACCGTCTTTATCGACATCGTAATCATTGGATGTTCTCAAAGTGAGTGTATGGTCTTGATAATCCCCATGTTCCTCTGCGTACTTCACGGCTTCATCGCCTACATCAATCATCTTCTTTTCGACCTCCCATTCTCCTTCATCGAAAAAGGAGTCGACATCTGAGAAATCGAAATCTACATCCATAATTCCGAGTAGTTAAAGTAGTTTGTACTCTTCACTGTATAAACTTCGCCTTGACCTCTTACGCTATCACCATCCATGCAACGTACTTCATCACCAGCCTTGACAGTAATTTTCTTCTCGCATACCACATGATAATTCGGACGATACACAGAGCCGTTATCAGATGAAAACTCTTTGGTAGTGTTATCATCACAACGGCATTTGCACACCTCCTGCCAGCTTTCACCACCTGTTCCGGGAATAGGTCTGCCAAACTCATCCTTATCCATTGGAGTGATAACTTTTACCTGCAATATGTGTGGAGCGAATATCATAAGAAAGTCACTTTAGGTTTGTTACCCAGTTCGTCTTTCAAACCGTACTGTTTACACAGAAATGAATAGTAATCCTTAATGCCTTGAATGTCCCAAGACATAGAAAAACCGCTTTCGCTGATGGAAGTGGCACGAAGCAATAGAGAGGGGATGAACTTCGCTATTGCCACAGAGACACGATCGTAGCAATCCTGGTTCATCTCATCCTCTCCACTTATCTTTGCGTTCAGACATATATCGAAAAGGTCAGCCTCCGACAAGTTAACGCCGAAGGTCTGAAACTTCTGTAATATATAATCGTTTACTGTCATGCGTTCATCTCACTCAAATCGAAGTTCACAATCAGGTTTGGGTTCGCAATCTGCGGAATCCATTCGGCTGTGTATTCCAGATAGCGACCATTGCCGTCCTTGTAACCTGAAATCAGCATATCGCCATCTGCCTGAGTGTAATTACGTCCCGGTACACCATCCACAGCTTCATAAGGAGTGTGGAAGCGCATATAACCGATTTTATCCTGCGGAAGCAGGGAAATACGACCATCTGCATAAATGGGGATATTCTTACCTGTTTGGTCTACCACATAATCTTCTTTGATTTCAATAGCCGGAAGTCCGATACCTGTAAAAATGGTAGAAGCCAGTTGCGAGGTGATAAGCCCGGTAGACATATACATTTCATTGCCTGTAAGCTGCATTTTGAACTTATCTCCAAATTCACTTGAACCGATAATATTCTTGACGAATGTGCCACGGCTCATAATCATTTTCGGGAATGTACCGTAGATAGCTCTCAATTCATTAAGTGTTTGCTGCAAGTACGTGATAAAATGGTCTTTATCTTCAGTGCCCGGTTTGATGAACTTGAAGGGTAAGTCGATGTTCAGTAATTCAACACCTCCTGCGTTTTTGTCCTTATTCTTCACGCTTGCTGCTCCAGTCATCAACAGAGAGCCTACAATAATATCCATACGCTTGTGGGCTGCAAGAAGTACCTGACGATAATCGTCATAGATAAAATCCACGATTTCACGCATGGCTGCTTTCTGGTCTTCCGGTTTGGCGGCATTATACTTATCTATCAAGTCCTGCAAGTCAGACAAACGGTCGATTGAGATTTGATAGCGGTCACCCAAATAGGCAATCTCACCATATCCGGAACCGATATTCCTGCGTTCACGGATAGGCTTTTCGCCATAACGGGAGTTGATGGAACCAGCCATCACGCCAGTAACCTGACCGATGTAGTCTTTAAATACACGAGTAGTAGTCCTACGGAAGCCCAAATACTGCTGCCAATAAATTGTGTCCTTTCTTGTCTTGAGGACACGCTGAATCACTGCATTTACAATGTTCGGGTCATTAAACAATGTATGAATAGTTAGCATCATATATTCGTCCTCCTTTCTTTATTTTGCCATTATACCTGCGTTTTTCAACGCTGTCAATAATCCGTTAAAGTTTTCTACCGACACCGTACCAGATGCATCATTCACTTTGGCTGCCTGCTTTACACCTCCAAGAGCAGAAGTCGTAGCTGCTGTTAAAGTATACTTGTTAGCTTGTGCTGCAACCCCATCCAATTTGGCTTTATCTTCCTTACTCATCAAACCGTCCTGACTAGAAGAAGCCTTAGGAATAGATACGGCTTCTTTTTCTTGTTTGACATCCAAAGCGTTAAACTGGAAGTGCGGCATATTCGCCTTGTCAATATCTGCGAAAGGCATTACCAGCTTGGTCGGTTCGATTTCAAACGCACGCATCAAAAGGGAAACCAATACTATGCCATCCTCTACCTGCTTCCTTTCATACAGAGCTGAATTTGCGATAACTTTGGGCGTTGTACCGTCTGCGGCTGTCGCTTCGTAAAGAACTGTTCCAGCTTCTAGATTTTCTCCAAAGTCTGCCGCTAACGTCAGCTTATCAAAAGCTTTGTCAGCCTTGTCAATAGCGTTGATTGTCGCTCCATGCGCACCGTTACCCAAGTGCATACCTTTGTAAGCCAAAGAACGTTTCTTGATTTTCAATGTGGTATTGGAGCCTGTTGTAAACTTCTCATATACTTCCACACGGATAGCCACTTGGGATATTTTCTTCACCAAGTCAGCTGCAATCGGTGTGAATGAGGGCAAGTACGAGCCGACAACGAGGTTGGTTGTGTCCAACTTATACGGACCTCTGCGTCTGCGTCCGGTTTCTACGTCGTAGCGTTCTTCCTGCTCAACTTCCGGTTCAAGATTATATTTAAATCCTGCTGCCATAAAATCACTGTTTTTGTTGTTCTACAATTTCTTTAGTGTCGTCTGCAATCATTTTCGCAAACGCCTGAGTCTCATTTTCCAGTTCTTTTTTTGCTGTATCTGGAGGAACTACACCCTTAAAGCCGTCATTCGCAAACTCCTGCTTCAAGTCCTTGAAGTATGCGTCCAAGTCCTCATCGTCCTTAATGGCGCATCGTTTGGCGTAGTTTTCGGGAATACCATACTCCTTTGCCTTTGCCAAAATCTGCTGGCTACGTGTTGCTTGAGCCTTTTCCGTTTCTAACTGTGTTAGCTTATCAGAAAGGTTCTTGTTGGAGTCAATTAAAGCTTGCGCCCATGCAGGCACATCGTCTTTATTCTCTTCCGTTTTGGTGGTTGTGGTAGTCTCGATTGGCTTACCGTCTTTAAGGTTATGCCTCTTCTCGTAGTTAGTCACTGCCGTTTTTGAAGCATCCCCGGCACGGAAATCACCATAGGAATTAAGCACGTCCGAAAAACTGATACCCTCAACAATGGAGTTTACTTTTGTCTCGTCCGTTACACCCTCTGCCTTTTTGGTGGCAATGCGGGTAAGAATAGCAGTGTCCACCCCAGCGAATTTCTGTTGTAGCCCTGCCAAGATTTGTTCTAAGATTGTCATACCGTATGAATTTGATTTATAAATTTCTACGGTAAATTTCGGCATTAATAAAGCAGATGAGAAATTATCAGATAGACGATATACGACAATGAAGCGATTGTCGTAAAATGATAAAAAAAGGCGTGAAACCAATGGAATCACGCCTTCAAAATTATTACTATTTACTTCTTTACAGCTTTCAGCTTAATCATTTCATTATACCCATAAGGAGTTAAAGTCCAATATACATTTGTATCTTTTATCCCCCTTTTCTTTTCACTTTTAGCTATCAAACCTAATGATGAAAATTGAATTAATATGGTATAAAAATCCTCACTTAGAAGTTCTACAAAAGATTTATAATTAAAACGATAATCACGAAAACATAATTCTCTTAATGCTTGGTTTATGCCAAATTCTGTTGCTTCATTTATCATCATTGGAGCTAAATAAGCAAATAATTTATTCCATGTAGTATTTAACTCTACACTTTGTTCATGCGGAGAAATGAAATGCAAACAAACAGAATCTTCTCCTTGTTTTAACATTTCACTTCCCACTGGAGGAGTTACTTTTATTTCCTCTATTTGCTTAATCAACTCTTCATTTTCTTTCCTAAGAGCCAAAATTTCTTTATTTGCATCTGCACTCGATACTTCATTTGCCTTTACCCATCCTACACGAGGATTGGTTTTGATCAAAGAATTTAAACTTAACACGACTTGAGAAGCTAGTCCGTCAGCGTTATCCCAAAGTATGCATAGTTTCTTTTTGACTTCAGATTTGAAACTCTCTAATTTCTCTTTGCATTTGGGATTTGATTCGATTTTTATGCCTGGCAATATTCCTGGATTCTTATGTACAAACGAAATCACCGGAACTCCTTGTTCAATTGCATATTCAAACTCTTTTTGCGTATAGCTTTTCCCTGATTCTTCCTCTATTGATCCATAACGTCCAGCAACAATCAAAACATAATAGTCACACTCACGTATAAGACTTTTAATAACCTCCCATTGTGATGAATCCGAAGCATTAAAATACTCCATTCCTACAGGAAAGCAATTCATTTGCAAAAGTGCCTCCATTACTTTTTTTTCGCTCTTCCTGTAAGTCCTCATACGTTGAACTAACAAATACTTGATATTTCTTTTCCATAGTAACCTTATCGTAGATTTAGAGTTTACACTCCCAACACTATATTAGCATCAATATTTAGCTTCCGGCTTATCTCACGAGCAACTTTTAAAGTAGGTTCACATTTACCGGATATATAATCACTTAACCGTGATGGGCTGACACCAACCAACTTTGCAAGTGATTTTTGATTAAGCCCCATTTCGTACATACGAAGTTTAAGAACATCCACAAGTGTTGGTTCTCCCAATGCAAAATGTTCTTCGGAATAATCAGCAACCAAATTAGAAAGAAGCTCCAATTCTATGCTATTTGGGTCATTCAAAGGAGTATCATCTTTCACTAATGGAAGAAGTTCCTCTACTCTTTTCACCGCCCATTCATATTGGGCTTGATTTTCTATCTTTGTCATAATCCTAAATATTAGCGCAATCTATTCTATCATATTCTTTATGAGTACCAATAAAGCGAATATACACAAACTGAATAGTGAATTTAATCACTACTACCAAACGATAGTTGTTGCCTTTGATGTTGAAAACATAGTGTTGATTACCTACATTATCAACGCTATTAAACGTTTTCTTAATATCGGCAAAACAGGTCCACTTACTTCTTTTCACAATGGTAGTCCATTCTTGCAAAGCGACCTTTGAATCGGGATGGTTCTCTGCATATTCTTTTAATGCTTGTTCGGTAAATATTCTCATTGGTTACTCAATTATCGTGTGACAAAAATACATATATAATTCTATAATTCAAAATTATATTCTAATATTTACAATTTAAAGAGCAAAAAAATAGCGGCAACTCCAAAGAGTCACCACTAACTATCCTATTTTCCCTATCAAAAAATTATAAATCCCGTAATTTTTCTGACTAAGAGGCGTTTTTCTGTCCCTTATTTCCGATTTGCTCATTCTTTGCCACCTGTTCCTCTTTGATTTCCTTCAGCTCTTCATCAATGCGATCCGCGTTCCCAGCAAACATAATGCCCTCACGTCTTGACCATACACCACCACTAACAGCGGAGACAGCCGTAGTAACCTTATCATTCAAATCATCAATCATATATGGAACCAGTTCTGTTTCTATGTCAATGGTCTGCGATGCCTTGCTAAACTCGGTTGGATTGATAGAGCCTAAAGCGGAAACAATGAAATTTACTCTCCGCTGTAAAAACTCGCCGATAACCTCACCGTGATTTTCTACCGCCATATGTGCACCCATGAACATAAAGCGGAAAGCGGTTCCTGATGCTTTGCCTACCCCCTTCAACGTTTCAAAGGATATTCTTGGAGTGTTTGACATATCATAAGCCATATTAGTGAGTGTTTCTGCTTCAAAACGTACCGTATCCGGAACTTGGTTCCACGTCAGATACTGGGCATCCGCACCTTCACCTGTAAGTTTGACCATTCTATCCTTAACCTTACCCATGAAACCCTCTACATCTCCAATTAGCTTCAGCAGTGGGAAGAAATGGTAGTCTATACAATCAGCATAATTAGATAACAGTTTTTCCAGCCGGACACGGAATGTCTTTATCTTCTTGCAATAAGATTCAGGACGATAAGCATAGAGAACCGGTAGTTTTGGGAATCCATGAGCAAAAGGCGTTCTTTCTTCATACCCTTTAGACAAATCCCATTGATAAACCATTTTGTCCGTGATAGTCATAAAGCAGGTGACCTCCGAATCATCCATGAGCTTCTTCTTGTACTCACGTGAGAAAGCAATCATTTTACCTTCGTCGTTAAAAAATGGGTATAGATTATCACCTCTGAATGGAGACCATAACACGCTTTTCAGTTTCTTGGTGGGCTTGACCTTCCCCCCGAAGGTAGTCTTTATTTTCTTCCAGAACTTTGCCCAAAACGAATCATCATCGGTAACATACCAATATTCTGCCGCTTCCTGTTCGGATAACCAAGCACGGACAATCTTCTTGTTCTGATACTTGATTTTATTGGACTTGAATACGGCCTTTACAGCATCAAGCAGCTTCTTTTCGTCATCATCAGTCGGAGTGCAATCTATGGAAGGCTCAGTACCAACAGTGAAAGCAGTTTGAATGTTCACTATATCTTGTTCCAATGGAATGGAAATACGGTTCACCGGTTCAGTCTTATACTTTGCTTCGATTTCATAAGTCTTACCAGTTTTTTCATCGAAGTGTTTCTCTGCTTCTTTTTCAAGAACCTTTCTGTCCGGATACTTCTTTTTGTCAACCATGATTTCATGTCGTTCCGGATTCCAATCATCCCAAAGTTTGCAACGGTCGGGAAGTTCAGTCTTCCTACCTTTCTTCAGGTAGTTTATCTTCTGCCCGATGTCAGGCAATGCTAATATTTCTTCTAAATTCAATGGCATAGTTTATATTTTTAATGTGTGAATATTCCTGTTAAATCTTTCGGTTTCTGAATCTTACCAAGAAGCTCACCCAATATATAGTAACGTACAGCATCTATTCCGTGATTGTCATGGTCTTCCGGTTCGTTGATATAGTTCCCGTCCTTATCCTTTGCCCAAACATACTTTCTGAACTCGCTTTGCAAGTTGTACGAGCGTTTGGTTATATAAATCTCCATATCTTTCATTTTGTCAATTCCGGCATTGATAGAGCCTGCACCTTTCTCTACGGCATATATCTTGATTCCTCCGTTGTGTATCTCTTGAATCAAACGTGGGTCTGCGCTGTCAGCAATGACTTTCAATCCCCACGGGCGAAGAGTCTTGATGATGTCAGAAGAAAGCAATCCAGTACGGTAATCCACTTCATCCAAGTAAAGGGCGTTATCAACGATACCACAACGAATGGAAGCAGACGGGTCATGCGTATAACCGAAGTCTTGCCCGAAAGCAATTTTCTTTGCCCAAGCCGGGAACTCGTCAACAATTCCCCACTTCTTGAACACAGCACCTTCTGCAACGTCAGCCCACCGGCCGATAACCACATGAGCATACTTTTCAGGATTACTCACCTTCATATCTTCCACCTCTTTCAGGAACTCAGGAGAAAGGTTATCCAAGTTATCAAAATACGTAGTATGGATATGGAGCACATTCGGATGAGTGGAAATCTGAACCTGCACACCGTCAATCTCTACCAGCTTGTGAGTTTTCTCAATGTATTTCTTGTAGATGAAGTGATTGGAATCGCATGGGTTCATTATAATGATAATCCGGTTCTGAATACCCTTCTTGCGAATGGAGAGCATTATCTTGTCGAACTCATCTTCGCTTGTCCACTCTTCCGCTTCATCGCAGACGAAAGTCGTAATGCCTTGAATGGATTTCAGTTTTGCTGTCTGGTTCCCGGAAGAAGTCTTGATACCCCGGAACATGATACGGCTCTTAGTCATCTTATTGACTATGTCCGTCTTTGTGGTCTTGAAATATTTCGTGGTACCGTCCAAATCTATCTTCTCCATCATTTCGGGGATGATAGACATACCGGCAGAAACCATCGTGTAACGGGTGTAAAGAATCTGATGAACTATTTTCTCTACGGGAGTCATTTCAAAAGTCAACCGCTCAATAAAGGTAGAAGCATTGAAAGACTTTCCGCTACCACGCCCACCGGTGATAAGGATAATGAATTTCTCCGTATCGGTGTAGAGAGGGTGATATATGGGCTGGGGTACTATCATTTCAGCTTGTCTTTAATCCATGAATCAATAGTGATGCCGTGGTCGATGTCAGCAGGAATATCTGCATCATCTTCAGCTCTTGGAGCCGGTCTATTCCATTGTTCGGGCTTACGGTTTTTGAGCCAGAAAATACCAGCTGTTGTATCAGGTGGTACTTCTTGGTCTAATTCCACAATCTCTACCCGTTCTTTCTCGCATCTGCGACCTTCTTCATCGAAAAACACATCTTTCACCTTAATAGCCTGTTGAACTTTTACCTTCATCCCCATAGCCTTACGATAAATCTTGCTTTCAATGGCAAAATCAATGGGCGCACGCCCATTTTTTAATGCTTTAGATAATTTAGGCAATTTACCTTTCAACACAGAGAAATGCGCTTCACTGTAGCCGATGTTTGCTGCGATTTGCTTATCGTCCAAACCATCACGTGCCCAACCCTCAATACGGATTAGGTTCTGTTCATCATCAAAATCAAACTTCGGCTTTGCCATACTTATTCAATCAGTTTTAAAACACCTTCCCCTTTAGCGAACTTATCATCTGTACTTATACCAAGCAGGTCACAAAAATCAGCCTTAGCTTCGTAGGAGGAGAACGAAAGCATTATGTAAGCTTCTTCATTGAGTTGGCGTTCCTTAGCCACTGCCTTAACCTGTTGCTTAACCTCTTTCATGTGAGCTTTCTTTTCTTCATCTGTTCTATCAAGACGCTTTGATTCTTTCACCGGGGAAGATAGCAAATTATCTAAAGAATCAGACAATCTAATATCATCAATACCACTTATGGATAGAATATCATTAAGTTCAGCTTCACTCAAACCGACATCGGAGTAATCAATATCATTAATGTAATCAGCTATCAAATCAATATCTGGTTTAGTATTTCCCACGGCCATGTATGTAAGCTGTTCCTTCTCAGCCTTATCATCCAGATTTACGACCTCAACCTTAACATTGTAATCCGTGCTGGAAGTACCATCGTATTTATAATGCAAATCCATTGCTTTTATCCTGCGATGCCCGTCTATAAGATTTCCCGATTTCTCATTCCATACGATACCGCCGAGGAAACCCACTTTTTGCAAGTTCTTCTTTTGCAGTTTTACCCTCTCATCAGAATGCCTTTTAGGATTAATCGGATTCAGATTTATTTTGGAGCGCTTTATAATTCTTGTCTCACTTTGCTTTAGTTCTTTCATAATCGTATTCAAATAGTTTTCGTTCCACCAAAGGGTATTCATTTATAACTTTCTGCAAATCACCCGGAAATCTATTACGAAGAAAAAGAAGGTAGTTAATATCCGTTATGTCCGTTCCGGATGATTGATGCTTGGAATCGTATGATTCCGGTTTGATTAAACCAGCCCTGCTAATATAATCCATGACGTCTTTATTTTTGTATTCAGACAATGGATAACACTTCTTTTGCGCTTCATTAATTCCGTTCATGTCGTATGTACGTAGCATCAAACGCCTGTTCATTGAATCGGATTGCTTAAAGCCGAAGAAAGCCCACTCAATATTGTATTTCTCCCTTACTATATCTGTAAGCTGAGCCATGCTGTAAAGTTTCTGTTTCTCATTTTTCTCGCATCCCATATACCCAATGCGTCTATAGGAATAAACTGCAAAATGAGGAATCTGCACATACTTAACATTTGGATATTTATTACAAGCATAGTTTATATAACGGTTAATATGAGATAAGTCTTTAACAACGTACATATAAACGCATACAATTTCTTTAAAGTATGGTGAAATAAGGTCTAAAAGGGCTATACTGTCTTTACCCGATGCCGAGTGAAACAATATAACCCTGTCAGTCCTTTCGGCGATAGTTTTTATTATATCTATTGCCTTTTTCATCATCAAGCAATCCTACCACCTACCTTACGATTAATTCTCGCTCTTTGGGCTGCATTTCTACCCATAGATTGAAAACGACCAGCTTCATAGTCTTTTCGAGTGCGATATTTATTACCGCTCGCATCAGTTGCGTAAGTTTCTCCCATAATCTTAAATTTTAAATTAAACAATCTTTTTACCAATAAGTAAAGCCACCGAAGTGGCTTATATTATTTCAATCCATCATGATGAATAATCTCACAGATATGTAAATAATAGAACAATGGCACTTCTTCGGGCGGATTTTTCTTGAAATCTTCTAGCTGTTCATCGAAATCATGAAAATCAAATTCATCGTGCATGAACTTTATTCCTTCTTCTGTTATTTCGCCTATACCAATTTCATCAATGGCGACATCAAGTGTCCATGGTGCACCAGTACTATAAAAATGAATAGCTTCTATATCAGTCCTTAAAATAGGTTGACATTCTTGCTCGCGTCCAGCTTTTCTAAATTTCTCGTTTTCGTCAACTTGCGCAAAGTCCGTGAACATCTTCTCATATTTGGCGCTAAGCATACGTGTTTCTATGCTCTTTTTACCATTCAAAATATCTAAAGCGTTTTCTTTTGTCATTATGAGCGAATACGCTTCTATCTCTTGACCATTATAATTAATCTTCATATCACTATATCGTTATAAAATTTATACATAAAAGATAGTACCCCAAAGGTACTACCACAACCAAAGATAACGAAATATCTTCAATCGTTATACACGACAATCGGCTTATTGTCGTGAACTAAGCCATTTATCCCGTCTTTCTCTACACGCCTCTAAGGTAGGCGCACAACAAGCAAAGAATTCACCACTTTCAGTACGGTAATCGTACTGGTACATTCTCACTCTTTTACCTCTCAACCTGGTGTTGTAGGTAGTGTAATTCTCTTTGCCGGGCTGGCATACGCTGCAACCGTTTACATTTATTGAGTTCATAATTCAAGTAATTGTTTCGTTTTATCCACGTCTACAAAACTCGTCCACCCTGCTTTATGCAGCTTTATAGCTGCCTCTCTGATTGTGATTTTGCCACTCTTGACACTTTCTTTCAAAGATTCTAATATATTCTTCATTCTTAATTCATTTTTACGTTCAATCTTTCTTCACTCGTATAAGCCACTACAAGCCCTGTTTCATCATGCTGTATGGTGATGTACTTTTCACCCCTCTCTATAGTAGAGAAGTCATAAGGGGTTACCATCTTACCCAATACCTTGCCCAGTTGCTTCATCAGTGGGGCTTCAGGGCTGATAACTAAAACTAAATCTGCTTTCATAATCGTGTATATTGTGGTAGCCATAAGGCTACCGGATTAGAACTCAACCAATATCAATCTTTCTAAAGAACCTGATGCTTTCACCCACATATGATTATGTCCGAAACCATAATCGAAAAACAGTTTAAAATAAGGGTATCTTACTATTAAAGAGTTCATACAGCCTCTTAACTCGTCTTCTGACATACAAGAAGTTATTTCATTGATAATTTGAACGAAAAGGTGTAAAACTTCTGGTTCATTATTCAATAACGGTTTTTCTATAACTGCTTTTAAAAATATATTTTCTTTCATATTCTTCTATATTGCGCAGGGCTTTCGCCCTGCCGATTTATGTTAATGCGTTTTATCCTCATGTAATAACTCGCAGTAAACTGGTGTTGTGGCATCTGTGTGCTTATTGGCTATAAGAACCTCATTACTATCCCAGTTAATATATACCTGTGTAGCAAATGCACCGAAAAACTGAATTTCTTTCGTGCCAAACAATACCACCGCGTCATCATTTACATTTGCAAGTGCTGCAATTAATTCTTTCTTAGTCATATCCTTCTATATTGCGCAGGGCTTTCGCCCTGCTGGTTAAACTCAGTTTATTTCGTAATAAGGTTGCTCGCCTCTAATAACTCTCTTTGCATCTGCAATGCTATCATACAGCTTTGATTCGTCATTATCTATGATTACAAATTCTTGATGAAAGCCATCTTCAAACACTGTTATTATGTGACCTTTGTAACTTACTTCTCTGATGATATTCTTTGTTGTCATAATCGTATATCTTTTAATTGTTATTACTTCGTTTCTGATGATGCAAATGTAAATGATATATTTGACACTACAAACAAAATAAGAAAGTATATTCTTTCATTTAACAATATTTCGTAAATGATATATTTGACACTACTATAATAAACGTATCTTTGCAAAAAAAACTAAAGGTATGAATAGAATAGAATTGCTTATTAAAGAAAAGGGGTTTAATATGACATCTTTCGCAGAAAAAATGAACACTACCAGACAGAACCTATATGCTATATTGAAAAGCCCGTCTTATCCAACACTTGAAAAGGTTGCGGAAGCCCTTGACGTTCCGATGTGGCAACTCTTTGCTTCACCGGAAGAAGTGAAAAATGATGCCAATACTATTACCTGCCCTCACTGTGGTGGAAAAATTCATTTTGACGAAGAGCCACGTATGCCGGAACATAAGAATATACGAGGGAAAGAATACTATAAATAAAGAAAGGAGAATAAAACATATGGGAAAAAGGATTTATGTCAATGGAGGAATCTTAATAACGACTCCATTTTTTGCATATAAGAATGCAGGGGCATCATACGATCTCCCTCCTGAAAATTCTGAAATTATAGAGCCCAATACTATAACTGAAACAGGAGAGCCTTACCTTGAAATTAGCAATGAGCATCCCCAATCTATTTTTAATGAATATTACGCAAAAACATTCTTTACAACACAACATACATTTGCTTATTTTTTTGCAAAAGACTTTATCGGATCATATAATGATTTTAAGCAAAGAATTGATGAAATCCAAAGTGTAATTAACATCAAAGGATTGGACGAACAAAAACAAAATATCATCAATAAATTGTCATATATTAATATCATTACATCATTAGATACATTTATTTGTGACATTATTTTAACCAAAATAATCCAAGACGAAGAAAGTTTCAATAATTTTTTCAATTCAATTCCTCCATGCAAGAAAAAAGATGAAATGACTAAATTAAAAGAAGACAATCTTGTTGCCCAATGGGAGCAAAAGGTCATAGAATATGTAATGAGGACATCTTATAGTAACATTGATACTATAAAAGATATACTCAAAGAATTATTTAAAGTTTCTATAATCGACACAAATGGGAAAATGAAAAAACACTTCTATTATAGGAATTTATTAGCACATAGAAATGGTAGAAAAAAAGATGGAGGTTATATCAATATAACTAATGAAGAACTTAAATCCTTAATAACTGATACGCAATCCATCGCAAAACAAATCCAAACAAAAATTAAGCCGGAGCACTAAGCCCCGGCTCATTAATTGATTAGCCCTTTGATTCTTAACCGATTTACGATTTCGGTATAAAGATACTCTATATCCCCGCTGAAATCCCCATAGTTCTGATAGAGAAACACGACATCAGCGCAGTTGTCGGAAATTGTACTCTTGGACTGAACCCCAAGTACCCTTGACATCTCTTCGCGTAACCCAGCTGTCATTTTCCCACCGGCAAGCGAACTTGGAGAAAACAGGTACAGGATAATGAAGATGAACTTCTTCCGCTGGGTAACACTGTCAATATTCGGTGGACATCCTCTCTCATTCAGCAACTCAACGAATATTTTGTAGATTTCATGGATAAGGCTTTTGTCTTTCAAAATTGGGGTGGTCAAGGCGTTTTCTTCCTCTGAAAGTTCTGATTTCTCAATTCTAATCTTTTTAAGGCGAATTATTTTGTTAAAATCCAGTTCCATAACACGATTATTTTAAAAGTAAATAGTATATTTGCATCATAATCGTGTAAGGAAGAGCTGATTCATGGTCGTGCGTGGGTTGGCTCTTTTTCATTTTTCCCCATTCGTGCTGACGAATGGTTTCTTTTCCAAATCATAGCAAGTGATATATACCCGTTTCCCATTAACATCACATAGAGCAAGGGCATATCCTTTCTCTAGTATTTTAACCGGCTGATTGTCGCAATAGACAGTACTTCCAACCGGAACTCTTATAAAATGACGTACTATCATTTGATTATCTTTAGCTTGTTATACCAGCGTGAAGAGAAAGGGAACCACCCGATTAGGAATGATTCCCCGAAAATAGTTACTTTATATAGTTTGCTCATGGCTATTTCTTTTTCAAATTAGACATCACACATTTAATCACTTCATAAATGAAAATAGCAAGAAAAATAGTAGTCCATGGATATTGGTTTATCAGTTCATAAAAATCTCTCATAGTTTTACCTCCTTCCACTCACTTTCTATAATCACATGTTCACACTTATTACACCTATGCAAATAAGTTGGGAATGGTGCCGTTGTATAGTCCTCAACAGCTATTTCTATACTGCCACATTCCGGACATTCTATCTTTACCTCTTTGATACCGGGATAATCCCAAAAGGATAATTTGCCTTTCACGTCCTTAATTGGATTTTCGTAGAGAATAGGGTTAGCTAGTACCCAGTTATAAACTCCTTTCTCTGCCCAGATGGAAGGATGGTTTTGTACACAGTCTATTATCTCGACGCTTCCGATTATGGAGCCTGTACAAAAACTAAAATCTTTCCACTCTTTGTTTTCCGGTAATGCCAATAACTGCTCATTGGTAAGTATTGAATCATAGAAATTATCATAATTCAAAGGTTTACCGCTTGAATGAATCAGTACCCTCTGCCCTAAGTATTTCTTAGGGCAGCTCCAAGTACGGTTCTCAATGTCTTTAATACCATGGACTATCAAAGAGGCCCACGGCTGTTTTATGGTTATTGCTTTCATTTTTTATTGTTGTTCTTTAATATATCATCGAAAGACGGAATAGGAAGCCATGCCAACACGATACTGTTTCCGTGAGTCCATATTCCCTTTATATCTAAATTGTTGCTTCTACGAAACGTTTCTTTTTGAATATATGGTACGCCATAACCCATTGTCAAAACGAAGATTTTTTGTTCTTCTTCCGGCAACCTTTCTTTAACGTTAATCCAAGGCGATTGCTTTGACTGCCACTCTGCACCACATTGAAAATCTTCCATACTATCAGCATGACGTGAAACGTAGGTATCCGCGTCAACTTCTTTCAGAACGTCTTTTCTGAACTTCGTTTTATTAGTAGCATAATCGTATGCTGCTTCTTCTACTGTCTGTTTCATATCTGTTCCGATTTGAATTTCTTGTTTATTTCTTTTTCAGCAGCTCTGGCCCCTTTCTTGAAACCCTCTACAAAGCTGTCAAAACAGGCTCTATGGATTTCTAAAGTGCATCTTTGCATAAGTGGGCAAATCGAGCATTTTTGGCTAAGCCCTGCGGACTTCTTGGCTATTTTCGTTACGTTTTTCATTGGATTTTTAAATTAATTATTACGATTTCTTTCCGCTGCGACTTCACTCATACGCATCTTGCACCAGGAGGTGAGACATCGGTATTCCTTATCCCCACATCTGACAGTCCTGTTATAAAACCGGTGGAGCGGAAGGGAACGTCCGCAATGCGGACAAACCTTTCTTCCGGCTTCCGTACCGGCAACCGTCTTGGCTTTACGGTGTACAAGCGTACATCCCCTGCATTCATCCAGTCTGCCTTTGTATTTCCGGCATTTGTGCAGGGAGATGCGCCCGCATGGAGCGAATTTTTCGCAGTCGAATCTGGGTTCTGTGTGATAGATGTTCATACGGCACTGTCCATCAAATCAAACAATGTGGGTGCGCTAACTTCCATCTCCGCCTCATACAGATATGAAAGACTGTCTTTCCAATAGTCATAATTCAGTTCTGTAGATAATCCCTTACGTTTCAGTCTGATGGCACAATAAGGTACTGTGCCGATACCTCCGAAGGGGTCAAACACCAACTCACTCTTGTTTGAATACCGTTCAATCAGTCTTTCAACGATATCGAGCTGTAAAGGGCAGATGTGGTTCTGCCGTTTCTTCTGTGACTGCTTGGTATTGAGCGTGCGCATACGGGTGACATCATCCCATATCCAATCTTTCTTGCTTACAGGGTCAACGGCCATAAATGTTTTAGGCAGCTTTCCGTATATTTCCAATTCTTCAGCGAATGATACATGTTCCTCGTAGTTATATATATGTTCACGTTCGTAGTTCCTGAACAGATGGCGTATCTTATCTATTCCGGCTCCTTTCATGTCCTCATAGCTCAATAGAGAGTTACCAGAAGATTTCCAACTTGCATGGGCATCTATCTGCCAACGGGCAAGCGAGTATTCACTCTTATTCTTTGTCACCGGCAAATCAGCATAGGCTCGTGAGGTATCAGAAGGCAACTTTCGGAAGAGAAGAACATATTCCGGGCAACCGATACCCATCTTTGAACCGTCCTTGCACATCTCTGTATATCCAAGCCGATAAGTCTGGTTGTTCTCCCTCACCACATCCGTATCCACTGTAATACGCCCCATGTAGCGGAACCCGTGCTTCAGATAATGGAACACAGTCATTTCGCTGAACGGGTCGATGGTGGGCATACCGTCACCCGTAGCGTTGCCGAACAGTACACGGTCCTTTACATGGATGCAGGCTAACCGGCCGGGCTTTAAAATACGCATAAGCTCCGGGGTGAGATAGTCCATCTGCTCAAAGAACTTGCCGTTGTCTTCATTATGCCCGAAGTCGTTGTAGGTAGGCGTATATTCGTAGTGGTTGGAGAACGGGATACTGGTTACAATCAGGTCTACCGAATTATCTTCCATCTTCTGACATTCAAGTACATTGTCATTATTGATAGCTTTCCACAGTTTGCCGGACTTTTCTTCCCTGCTGGCAAACATCCACCGCATCATCTTTTCCTCTGCCTGCAAACCGAACAAACCGTTCTTGCGGACTATATCGGTCATCTTGGCTACCATCTGGCGGTGTTGCGCCCACTTCTGCATGAATGATTTGAATATTTCACCTTCGCTTTCGGCATACACCAAGTAAAGCTCTACGGGATGCTGCTGCATGAAACGGTAGATACGGGCTATCGCTTGGAACTTGTCGTTGAAACGGTAGTCAATAAACATGATTGCCTTGTGGCAGTGGTACTGGAAGTTCAAACCCTCACCAAGCATTTCAGGTTTGGCGGCCAGATATTTCAGACGGCCGTCTTTGAAATCCGCTATCACCCTGTCGGCTTCATCATCATCTTGCGAGCCATACACAGCCTTACATCCGGGAATTGCCTTGCAGAGTGCCTCACGTTCAGCCTCCAAGTCATGCCATAAAAGGAAATGGTCGTCTTTGTTTTCCGGGCGATTGATAATCTCTACCACACGGGCAATCTTTTCCTGCATGTTGTCCCGGCGTTCCTTTGCAGCATCAGCCAGACCGAGAGCAGCCTCACGGAACATTTTCACCTGCCCGTCACGGTCGGCTCCGGCAGTGGAGTTATCCACACTCACGACTTCTTCATGTACCCGTAACTCTGGTAACTCATATCCTGTATCGGGATAACCTAAATCAGACGGTTTGGTGAGGAACAACGCCCATGTACTTACCCATAACCAGAATTCCTTCTCCTTGTGGGGATAGAGGGTAAGATTGTTCGCCTTCGTGCTGTCACGCTGGAAGAACCTTGTAAGTGCCTGCCCGGTATCCATCACTCCAAGGTAGCCGGCATAGTGTATCAGCTCCTTGTATCTGTTGGGTGACGGTGTGGCAGTGGCAACAAACCTGTACGGAACTTCTGCAAACATAGGAAGAAACTCCTGATAGGTCTTGGTTCCGAATCCACGTAACACGCTCGCTTCATCCAATGAGGTAACGGTAAAGTAGGAAGGTTCTATTCTTATTCCGTCCTCGCCGTCACGGACACGTTCATAGTTTGTCACCATGATATTGGTCGGACATTGCTTCACCTCCTGCATAGTACGTACATAGCTCACTTTCATACCCAGATGCTTTTCGGCCTGTGTCAGGAACTCCACTACTACACGCTTGGGGCAAACTATCAACCCTTTGCCTCCTGTGCGGTTCAGGATCACCCGCAGTATCTCCAACTGGGTTACGGTTTTCTGCATACCGAAGCTGGAGAATATCGCCCTGCAACCGCCGGAAATAGCCCAACGTACTGTATCTTTCACATGAGGGTATAAATACGGGGAAATTTCTTCCGGTCTGACTTCAAACCCAGTCTGATGGCTGATTGCCATCTTGTCTTTCAAAAATTCTATATAATCTTTCATTATGCTATTCTTTTGTTGATTTCTCCTTTCTAAACAGGTGGCTGAACGCATTATCCAAATCCAAGTCCAGATTCAGTTTGGACGGGAAAGATTTAATGTATTCGTACATCTTATAAGCGAGGTTGTCATCATCACCGCATCTGTCAATCAGTGTGAGCAACATGGCGTTCACCATGTCAGAATCATTGCCGAAGTTTTCCTGAGTGGATTCGCTGCAATGATTCACATCACTTTTCAATCTCTTTATCGCGGCTATGGCTGTGTTGAAGTTTCTTTTTGAATCGTGCCGCAATTCAAAGCCTTCCTTCTTGTATTGCTGCTGCATTTCTAGAAGGTTGGTTTCTAAAACGTCCGTGAGGACAAATACGATGTTGGTTATCGTATTCAGTTTGTCTGTTCCTTGCATAATCGTGTATTCTTATTTCTAATTCGAATGAATCCCCTTCGTTCTGTTTCTTCTAACAGTGGAAAGTCTTCATTCTTGATTTCACATTCTGTTTCGTAGTTCACGGAAGTATAACTTGGGATATTGAACTTTTTCCGGATTCTTACGATAACATCCGGATTTCTTGTTACCCAGTAAACGGTTATTCTCATGGTGATATCAGCATTTTTCTAGCTTCCTCATCTCCTGCATCAGCACGGTGCTTGATTTCAATGTACTCAGCATAAGAGATTCTGTTATCTCCACGCTCCTCTATCTCTTTTTCACGTTGGTTTCTGTATCGTTCACGCTCTTTCCGTTCAATATCTTTCCGACGTTCAGAAACGTAGTCCAGCATCGCACTTGTTATTTTCAATGGATCTATTGAACCGTAGAACCGCCCATACTTCCCTGACTTAAACCGTGCTATGAAAAAACAGATTTCAGCGGCATTTATATAATAATACTCCGAAAGGAATATCTCCGATAGTTCAGAAAGTTGCTCTTTCGCTATCTTGGTTGAAACTTCTGCAAAGTCATTCAATGAGCCAAATTGTATCTTTAGCCATTCTATCGGTGTTTCATCCCCATAAGTAGAAGACAATAGCCCTAAACTCGGAATGCTGTCATTCAACGCCAGTTCTGAATGGGTTGCATTACATCTGACAAGTTTGAACTGCAAATCAGGGTTGTAATCAAGAATGAATTGTGCAGGATCGGGATATTTATTCAATAACGCCCTCTGCTTCAAGTTCCTTTCTCTTTTTTGCGGCAGCTTCTCTAACGGTTGTAGCGACTGCAAGAACTGAATCACGTTTTCGCTGCTCGCTATCCTGTTGATTTTTACTAAGTCTTGTCCCATTATAGTTTCCTTCCAATATTTTAGTAAAGTTTGCTTGTTTGAAAATCCAATCAAAGTCGCATTTCCAATTGCGGTCATTAGCTCCAAGTAAGAACGGGGATTGAAGAATGAGATTGAAAACACTCCTCACTGACTCTTTCCCATATTGGGCTATCCGGGCTTTTACAGCCTTTTTTCTCACATCAGTCATTGATCTTATCTGCTGGAGTCTGTCTTTGAATGTGGTATTATAGTATTCCATCAATCCGCTGTAATCAATCTTTTCAGAGGGGGAGGGCGAAGAAAGCTTGGCTTTCTTTGATACTCCGTCAGGAGTATTTTCTTTCTTTTGATGTAGAGATATATCTATATACTCTCTTTCTTCTTTCTTTGTATTTGTGCCCTCTGTGTGCCCTGATTTTTGTAAAAGTTCGGATTGCGGTAGATTGTTGTTCATGGACTGTGCCCCAAGTTGTGCCCTTAGTTGTGCCCATTCGTGTCTTAATTCATTGATTTCCTTTTCAATACCTGTGTCCTTACTTGTGCCCTTGGTTGTGCCCATTGGATTATATTCTTCATATTTACATAAGGTTATAAGGTTCATTCCTTGATTGCACTCAACAGTTATCATACCTTTCTTTCTAAGATGCACAAGAAAGGAACGCACCTTCTTTTCAGACCATTTCCAACGCTGTGACAGAAATCTTATGGATGCAGGATATTGACCTCTTGAATAAGAGATTTCTCGACCTCCGATACTCTCCTTTCGAGGCGTTGCCTCAAATCGTGCAGACTGAATTAAGTCTAACCACGCTTCGCAACTGCTAAAAGTACGGGCTTCATTCCACATTTCATTCGAGAAAAACCTGCGGCTTAGCCTCAAAAATCCTTCGTCCATAGTCTTAGAATCTCACGTTAGTTAATTGCCTTCCGTTAGAAAATACAGCCCACTTACCATTACCGCTATCAAACAATCGTAAATCCGACACCTCTCCGAAACGTTTGATGTTACCGCATAAATCCACAATCCATCCACATTCTTTAGAAGGATGCGGGCGGATGGCACGACCGACTATCTGATACCACATGGCAAGTGACATTGTAGGACGTGCCATAACGACCGTATCAAGTTCCGGATAGTCAAAGCCAGTCGTAAGTACACCCATATTAGCTACTACCGGAATTTCACCAGCTTTGAACACCTCAAGAATATGTTCACGTTCTTTCTTAGGAGTATCACCTGAAACGATAGCGCAACCGGGTATTGATATCGTTAACCGTTCCGCTTCTTTCAAAAAACGGGTAAAGGCCAAAATACCCTTCCGTTTTCCTCCGGCTTTGGGATTCATCAGCCTTTGGACGATATGAACGAGATAACCGTAGAAGTCTATCCGTTCATATTCTTTTTGAACTGACCTATCCGTATAGTCGGCACCAGTAGTATTTACTTTCAAGTTAAGTTCATTCCACCCTGAAGGATTCATTGAATAGTAATCCAACTTCGCCAAGTAGCCCATATCTAATAAGGTTGATACCTGTACATGATAAATGACCTCTGAAAAGACATGAGGTTTTGTCCGAGTGATAAATTTCAGCATGGAGCCGAAATCACGGCTGGAGCTTAAACGGTATGGCGTTGCTGTCAGTCCAAGAACCTTACACTTCACTGCATCAAAAAAATCCTTGTACATTCCCTCTTTGGGGTTTACAAGATGACATTCATCCACAATGATGTTCTTGAAGTGGGTGAACAGTTCGGGATGATTCTTCACACTGCCGATGGTGGCAAATGTTATCCGGCTTATCTCCTTTGAGTTAAAGGATGCAGAATAGATGCTGCAATCAAGAATACCGTATGAACAGAGTTTCTTGAAATTCTGTTCGAGTATTTCCTTCGAGGGCTGGAACACTAAGGTATGACCGTCAAGCCTTGCGGCTATATCCGCTATGATAAGCGACTTTCCGCTGCCCGTAGGCAAGACCATGATGGCGTTTGTTTTCTTCGCCTTGTTGTTGAAGAAAGAAACGGCTGCATCAGAGGATTTCTGTTGGTAATCACGTAGCTGATAAGTCATAGACCTTTCTCCTTTCTAAGTTTCTTATTCAGTGCCTTGTAATACTTGATTAGCTGCTCGTACTCAAAATCAGACATCTTGGTATTTGATACAGCTTTCACTTTCAGCAAGTCGAATTTCTGCTGACCTATCTTGGCTATCAGATTCACCCGATAGCCCTCCAAATGGTCGGCTTTGAAACGGTTACATGAGCGGCACTCGGCATGGCAATTATCCTCGTCAAACCGTGTTGCCAAATGCGTCCGGCTGAAATAGTGACCATTATCCGCTTGCGCAAACGGCTTTATCTGCCCACAAGAGATACAACGAAAATAACCGTTTGGCATACAATCACGAAGCCGGATAAAAAGGGAAAACTCCTTGTCGAGCTTAGCTTTCAAATCCGGCTTCTTCTTTATTGTTACCCCCGCTTTATCAAACAGAGGTAAAGGCTTGTCTTTCTTCTTAGCCTTTCGTTTTATGTAATATGGCATTATTTAAATCCCCATTCTTTCATGTAGTCAATGTTTTCAGGAAATCCCTCTACTGATTTAGGACTAAGGAATATTTTCTCACTCTTCAATGGAGTGCCTCCCCAAACAGTAACAGGGCATTCTTCATATTCTTCTTTAGAAACTTCACTTACATTAAAATGGGGTTGAAAGCCATATCCCATTACGCTCTCCCCTAAGTAAGTACCAAGCTTCTTTAAAGCCCATTGAAATGCAATATCTTTATATAGGTAATGTTTAGAAAACACAGCCACATATATTTTATGAGAGAAATTTCCTGTTTCTGTTAAGTCAGGATTACATCTGATACAGAAATACTTAATACGTGAAAGTATTTCTTCAACAAACCTTTCATGCTTTTCGCAATCTTCTTTCGTTAAGAACTCTTTCCTGTCATTTGCAATGTAAATAGTCTTGGTAATTTCTTTTGTTTCCATATTGTTTTTTATTAAAGCCCCGAAGCGTATTCTCCGGGGCACAACCATAATTCACTAACCCATGCCATTTATGTGTGGCTCACATTTATGAGGGATAAGCGGGAGTCGAACCCGCACAAGTATCGTCTGCTTTCTCGCTTTCATCCGTAGATTGGTTATCCTACGATCTTTAAACTACTCAACCTGTTACTTACAACTACGGTCTTGATGATTTCCATTTCTATGTACACTTGAAATTTCCATTCATTTAGTCTTAGCACCCTATGACCATTTTATCCCTATGTGGTGGTAACAGGACTTGAACCTGCATGATAGGAGCTTTTTAGTTTTTACAATGAGTGTAATCTCGCCACCTATACCTGCCTTTATATGTTTTTACATCGGGCTACTGCTTATATTACCCCCCCCGTTACCGACAACCTATCTATGAGATATTAAACTTTAGCGTCTACCAATTCCGCCATACCACCTAACTGTTACTTATTCTTCAGTCTCGCCTTCAACGATAATTGAAAGCTGACCGCAAGCGGCACCGTTTTCAATTTCAGACTTTGTTGCAATGGCTACTGCATAATCGTAGCCCATCTTTTCAAGTTGTTTTTTAATCTCTTTCATGATTCTGTAAATTAAATTGTTTATACTAAATTCACTCCCTCGATAATTCCATTACCAAGGTTGTTTTTCTCTGATATGTTATTTGGATTGATTGGAGACAACTTCACAAAAAAGTGTTCCTTATCAAAATGTTTCTCCAGCTTATCCGCATCAAAATCAGATTCATCCACCAATGTTAAATTGATAGTTGTTTTCAGATTACTTTCTGTTCTTATTTGCCCAAGTTCATCAATAGACATTTTCTTCGGATAAGGAATAAGCCAGCCTCTCTTTTCTTCGTCAAAACTGTGTAAGCTAATCTGTAGCGTCACATTGCCTTTCACAAAAGAGAAGTCGCTATCTTTAATGCCAATCGTTGAAACGTAATGGTGAGTATTTGGGAATATTTCCGTAATACGTTCAATTGCTTTTTTTACGGCTTCTATATTTAAGAAAGGCTCACCCATACGAGTGTAGTTAATCTTAAATTCTTTGGAATCATTCGGGTTGTAACCTGCGCTTCTGATAGCAAACAATACTTGTTCTACAATCTCATCTGCTGTAAGATTGCGGTATTTCTTCATATTACCAGTGGCACAGAACTTACAACGTACAGGACAACCGCTCATGGTTGAAACTCCAATCATCCATCTTTCAGCGCGACTTCCGAGATTGTTGTTATCAAGGAAATTCTGTTTTCTTCCTATCGCATCTTTTGTGTAATATGGAAGAAAGGTATCAGTTGTTTCTACCAGCATACCATCTTCAAGCCGCAAGCAGTAAACTGTACCGTTTTTAAAACTTTTACTTTTTACTATATTCATGATTGTATTTTTATGGGTTTGCCCGCTATATCTTCACAGACCGAGCAGGCAGGTTAACAAAGTTACACCTCAACGATTACAATGTCTGGTGCAATCTGTCTGATGGCATCCAACTGTACATCAATGACTTTATTCTTGTATTCCTCAATTGCTTCATTTGCGCCAGCCGACACAAGAGAAAGGGAAACATCTCTACCGTCTACATCAGCGTAAATCTCAACTTCGATTTCTTCACAGGCAAAGCCTTTGAAAAGAGGGATGTTCAGTTTGAATGATTTCGGCAAATTGGAATCAACCACCTGCGAGTAGTTGTCAACTTTGCTGCCGTTTTCCTCCTTGCTGCGCTCAATGTCTTGGTTTACCTTTGCTTTGAAATTCTTCAAAGTAGATACAAGCATCATATTCTGTGACTTGTCAGTAAAGAAAGCACGGTGCATTTTGATGAACTTAGATAACTTGATGGGCTCCCATTTCTTTTCAACGTTGATACCAAACTCCTGCATTTCTTTTGAAGGCTGCAAAATACCGTTGATTTCAGTCTGATAGTAGTTGGTTTCATCAATAGTTAATGCTAACCCCATCTTATCACGATTTACAATGATATTGGTCGCTTTCTGGTTAATCAGTTCGACACGTTTCTCCAACCATCTGAGAGGTGCATCTATCGTTCCATTGATAACTACTCTTTCCTGTTCTTTCGGGTCAAGTGCTACGGGTGCTTCACCTTCACGCAATACTACTTCGATAGGTTTGCCGTTATAGTCTTTCGGCACAACCAAGTTAATTTTGTTTTCGCTCATGATTCTGTTCCTGTTTTACGGTTAATACTGAATACTGTCTTCTGCATTTCTTGCGGCATAATCGGGCGGCTATAAACCAGCTCACCCAACTTGTTATAGAATCCTGCCATCTTTTCCTCGTGATAGAGGATTTTGGCACATTCTTCATTTTCTACAAACTCAGAACCTCTCTTAATGTGGTCCAAAAGTTCCTGCTTTTCTTCGTTCAAAGGTTTCAGACGTTCTTTGAACTCGTCCATAGCCTCTTTCTTTTCTATCTCAATATCATTGATGGTGATTGATACTTCAGCTAATATTTCTTTCTTTTGCGCCAATTCTTCGGGTGTGAATCGGTGAGTATAACCGATTTTCTCCACTGCATCGGCATTGTCCTGAAGAAACTGCCATCGTTCCTGTTCAGGAATGTCTTGTCCTAAAAATTTGTCCATATTATCTATAACTTATTTTGCCAAACTCATTGTAAACCTTTCTTGCAGTACCCATAGTATTATAAACTGGAATATAGCTTCTTTGAGAGGCTTTCTCTATTTGGTGAATACCGCTGGATTTAGGGTTGATTGATTTTTCAGGATGAAAGAATTTTGCTACATCTTGGGGAAATTTTCTTTTCTTCATAATCTCAATTTTTAAATAAATTCATTATTACGTTCAATTTCTTGTTGTGCGTAGATAAGCATCTGTTGTTCGTTAGCGGCAGGCAAATAGATACCTGCCACAGATGCGCTCCAGTTTCGGAAACGGTCAATACTCAAAGTCATTTCACCTGTTGTCAGCTCGGCAGAACTGCGCAAATAAGTTACTTCATTGCCTTTCTTGTTGACCGTCTTACGTTCAAACAAATCACGGTTGCAAGTCCTCTTATAAAAATCAATTTTTGCTTCGTCGAGACTGCAACCGTACTCACTACCGAAATACCCTAAAAGAAGATGCAAGTAGCTGTTTTGGGCAAGCGTGCGGTTAGGTAGTTTCTTTTTCACTTCCACCACCGCACGTTCACTAAACAGCTTGTTTACATACTCCTTGAACTTGGGTATTTGAAATTCATTCTTCAAGTCGAACAACATACGCTAAAAAGGCAAATCGTCCTTTACATTGCCATTAACATCAACCGGAGGCGGGAAATTCTGCGGCTGTTGCTGATAGGTCGGTTGTGGCGCTGGCTGTTGTACCGATGTTGTTTGTTGCGATACACCACCACGCGCATCTATTTTGTAGCACCGAATAGATGCCATACGTTTGAGTTCTCCGTCTTGATTCGTCCAAGAACGCCCTTGTAAGACAAATGATACAGTAACAACATCACCCTGATTAAAGCGGTCAAGTTCTGCACACTTATCGCCTGAAAACTCTAAGGGAATAACATTCTCATACTCGCTACGCTCTCCCGTATAAGGGTCGTAAGTGGTAGCATCTAAAATGAACTCCCGTTTTGTAAACGAGGAACCACCGTTTTTGGATGGCATTTGAACAGTTTGTCCGATTTCGATTATCCGTCCGGTTATTTGGTTTGCCATTAATTTTCTCCTCCAAAAATCTTTTAATTAATATTTCCATATAAATCCATACGAAGTCTTACTTCTTCCACAGCAACAATTTTGAATAGGTGAACTTTGGAATCCGTTACTTACCGCTGCTGATTTTAACGAAGGATATTTCTTAACGAAGTCACCAGATTTGGTATATTGATAGACTGGCACACCATTAGCTTTCCCCTTACGCTCTTGGAGCGTTCCATAATTCATATTGTATGAATGTGTACACCATTCAAGATTTTCAACTCTGTTATTGGATTTATTTTCGTCTTTATGATTTATTTGAGTATAGTTATTTGGATTTTGAATGAAAGCTAAAGCCACCAATCTGTGAACGCTATGCGTTTTATGAATGCCATTCTTTGTTAGAACAACAGAACGATACCCATGACTATCAGAAGGCGTTAATATCTTTTCTTCAAAATGTGTTACAGCTCCGTTTCTTATAAATTTTTTAGGCATAGATTTTATTCTGCCTAAAGATGATACCTCATAAAGACCTTCATAATCTTTAATAGGCTTCCAAATTTCACTACTCATTATTTGATATAATTTTGGTATCGGTTATAAGTTCTCTGTTTTCTTCCAAAAACCGGATAAATTCCTCACAATGATTAGTGAGAATAGGAATATCACGTTCTGGATTGAAAACGTATGTTTCTGTATAGGTATCTACCACAAAACCGCCTTTATTGAACTCTACAATGTTGTACTCAAATGTCCGCACATCCGAACCGTTCTTCATCAAAGCGTATGGATAAACCAAATGTTGGTGGTGGTCTTTGAACTTCCCTACGGTATAGCTTCCGGTTGTTTTGATGTCGTGGACACTGGCCGGCATCAGCTCGTCAATTACTCCATAAACCAAAACATTGCCGTATGCGGTTGGAAGAATCGCTTCTACTCTTTGTTGGGTTAATGCTCCTTTGAAGTAACCGGAAAACTCTCGGCAAAGTGAGATTGGGAAAGTAAAAACACGATTATTATAGGTAGCTTTCAAACCTATAACCTCGTTGGTCTGAACCTCATCGTAATACAAAGGTTTACCTGTTTCATCACAAGCTCCTTCGCGTATTACCTTATATACCTTTTCAACCTGCACAGTTTCGGATTTCCGATTTTCAATCATACAGTCAATAACCTCATTAAAGGCTGTTCCCTTGTCTGCCGCTTCACTATCAAACGGTTTGCGGTTAATACGGTCTATCAGTTCTTGAAACTGCTTCTGCCGAAACTCGTCTTCCGTACATGGTGGATTCTCACTCCACCCATAATAACGCTCATATATGACATCGCTATTAAGGTAATTGAAGTAAGCATCAAGAATCGTAGGATAAATCCTATAAAATATTTTATTCATTGCTTAAATCTCCATTTATATCCTTTATACGTTTTCATTTTCCCTCTGCAACACTTTGATATAAGGGTTGAGAAAAAACCTAATTCCAATTGAACTGCCCAAGCTGATTCCCATTCTCGAACAATATTTCCACGCATATCGAATTGAATTATAGGCTTCCTATTATTCTTTCCATTCTCTCTTGCATGAACTATGTTATCTTTTATAGGAAGCCATTCAAGATTAGAAACCTTATTGTTAGTTTTGTCTAAATCCTTATGATTTACCGTTTCATAACCGTTTGGATTAGGAATAAACGCTTTGGCAACTTCTCTATGAATAGACACCGTTTTTCTTTTGTTTTTATGAGACAATACCAATCGTAAATATCCATTAGATGTAGGATGAGGAATTCTTAATGTATGGTGCAATGGATTTAATGCATGCTTTAGACGTCCATAATTACTTATGAAATATATCCCCTTAAAGTCCTCTATATCTTTCCATTCTTCACCCTCATAGTCTTCAATACTGTTTTGGGAATTTCTCATAATAGAAAGGCACTCTCTACAATATTCCCGTAAACCATCTGGCGAGTTCTTATCTTTATGAAATTCGCCAAATGGTTTTTCCTTACCACATCGGATACATTTCTTGCATTTAGGCTGCATCTGAGTAGATTTTAGTTTCCTTATTGAATATCAGTCCCAAAGCCTTTACCTTTGCAGCAAACAAACTTCTCGCCATCATCAAAGAACTACCAACGTGTTCAAACTCATTAATATGAGAGGCGAACTCATTAGCGGACTTGGCATCAGTTATAAATTCGATACTTTCTTTGATTTCCTCTATCACCTTATCATACTTTTCCTGTGCTTCTTTCTTGGCTGCAAGCATACCCAAATACGAATTGATTATCTTGGCAGTGATAAAGTCGTTCTTTGCGGTTGGATTACCATTCTTGTCAAGGATGGTAGGAACCTCCATTACTGAAGGAAGATTGCAAGTATTCTTACCGTCATTTCTTGAAGTTGGGTCAAAAGTGATGGTACGTCTTTGGACGCCTCTTTCGCTTTTCATTTCAAGATAACCGAGCAAATCCAATTCGGTAACGATAGAGTTGTAGGATTTTTCACGCAAGGCAGGGATAAACACCGTATCATCACCTTCTTTTCTTGTGTCGCGATGGGCAACGAAAATGATGTGCTTGTTAAGCCCCGAAAGTGTTCGTGTCATCCATGAAAATTCGGCATTGATACCGCTCCAATCACGGATGGACGGCTGGCGGGTTCCACACTTGTGAGTAATGATGAAGTCCATCATCTTGCCGATGGTATCTACTACAATGGTCTGATAAGCGGACAAGTCCTCTTGAAGAACTTGCTGAACATCGCTCCATGAAGTGACCTGTACCGTGTCTATATTCTCCAAGTGCGCCATGTTCATGCGCTTCACGCCGTTATCGAAGTCCAACAGCAGCGGTTTCGGTGCGCTCAATGCTACCGTACTCTTTCCCATTCCGGCTTGACCGTAAATCATCATCTTCACGGTGGTCGGGATAACTAATTCATTACTTTTCTTAATTAAACTCATGATTATAAATATTTTAGATTTGTATTATTCTTACAATGACCATTTAGCTTGTTCCGCAATGTAACTGGATGAATCCCTATGTCTTTAGCACAATCCAATGCACAATTCCATATTTTCCCAGTTACAACATCTGTCACCTTTTTTGCTGCCGGACCTTTTCCTCCTTTAAAATCTTTAATACCGATTTTAAAAGAATGCTTTATGTTTTCAGAATTAGTACACCACTCTAAATTCTCAACCCGGTTATCTGTTTTGACACCATTGATATGGTTCACTTGTGGCTTATGTTCGTGATTGTCTATAAACGCCGATGCAACAAGCCTATGAGCCATAATTTTCTTTTCAATGCAATTTTTAGATAATGTATATCGTACATATCCGGATTTGGTGATAATAGGCTTTTGGATTTTACCATAACGTCCTCTTAACCTTCCACTGCTACTTATTTGGTATAAACCCTCATATCCATATACATCCTTCCAAGTCTCGCTCATAATCGTAAATTTTATAGGGTTATTTGTTCAGATATTTACTCATTTTAAAAGCATTAATAGCGGATTGTATCTCGAACTTGGAATATATGATAGGAGAATTTCTGGATGAGCCTTTTCTTTTCTTATGCACCAATCCTTCTTTCTCTAACTTTTCCAAAAAGTTAGGTTCATACCCAAGTGTCTTTAACCATCTGAACGCTTCTCTTTGCTTGATTTCATCAGATACAGGAGACCGTTTCTTCTCACTGGCAGCTGCACCAAGCTCCGCCATGTCCATGCAGATATTTTTAAATTCAAATAATTCAAGTCTTACCTCCATACCGTCCAGTTCTTTCAATTCGTTCTACTCTTGTTTCTCTTCCTCTTCTCATCTCGCCCTGTTCGTGATAAAGCGATAGAGAAAATACACACAATAAGCAACATGCAACAGACGCACGAACAGTCGGTGAAAAATCCATTGTAAGTTTCACACCAGCTATTCGTTCGTAAAGCATGGTAGCAAGTTCTCTTCCATTTCTTACATGAAGAATTTCAAAAGCCTTCTGCAACTGGTTGTTTATCGTACTCACAGCCCTGCATTTCAAATCGGCTATCTCCTTCTTCTCATACCCTTGTGCATACATTCGTGCCGTAATCTCGCATTCAGGTGTAAGTTCGTTAAAAACTCTCTTCATAATCGTGTAAGACGGCTGATTAATAATTGCGGACAACCTCAATATATCCGGCTTCCCTGTTAGTGTCCACCGAATACAAAGTTTGCTTCTTGTCTATTATCCGGTCAATCCTTGCCAGCCTGTTAAGGTCAGCGGTACACCTGCGAAGCTGTCCAGCAAGCTTGTCGCTAAAGTCAAAACTGATTCTGTCATTCTTCTTTTTCAGCTTTTTCTTGATTTCTGTCCTTTCTTTCAGTTCTTTTGCCATAAAAATAAAATTTAATTAATGATTCGTGGATGGTAAGGGAATCGACCCCCTCTCAATCATGCCAATTGGTTGCGCAACACGAAGCTCTAACCGATAAGCTAACCATCCTTTTTTTAAAAAAAGGTGCACTATCCTCACGGACGGCACACCCAGTACAAACAAAAAAATAAAACACGAATATCTAATCTATTATCAGAACAATGCTTTTAACCGCGTTCTTGAAATGATCAAACTTCCGGTTCAAATCACTCCAAGATTTATACCATGTATTTTTCTCTTCAGCTAATTTCTCGTTAGCCTCTTCCAGTTCCTGCACACGCCTTACTAAATCTTCATGCGTCATGCCTCTTAATTCTTCCACTGTCATAATCGTATAAATTTAAAATGTCGTTAAAAAGGTAGGAGTCGAACCTACTTCTTGTAAGCTAAATGAATATATAAATTAGAATATAAGTTAATACCAACAATTAATCGCTTACACGCATTCCAACAATGCTACTTCATAAATTACCGCCCAGCTGGTTTACAAGGTGATTGTGCACTCATCCCCATGCGCCTTGTGCCGGATTATAGGACTACCTTTTAGCGGTCTGTTTTAAGTTCTCTATAAGTTATTCTCATGAGCGACACACACCCTACACATATAACACTCATTATAGTGATAGAGAATATTTTCATAGGACTGTAAGTAGTAATAGCCCCGTAAAGCATACCGGCAGCACATATACTAACCAATATAGATAAAACGAATTGGATTGTTTTCATAATCGTATAAATTTAAATAAGTATCTGTACCCTAATCGAATAGCAGAACCTTATTTCAGTTCAGTACAGACTATAAGACCTTTCAGCGATACTTGTGCCTAACCAAGCATACTCACCACGCTAAAGACAAATTGGCGTGCTGAAAGTAAAAATCATTTCAAATTCATATAGCCTTACCACCGTTCACCGCATTTCTGCTATGGCGGCTTCTATATTTCGTTATCTTTGGTTGACCTAAAACGGCTTATAGTATTACACCGTAAAGGCTTTTACAGGCTTGTCAAAGAACTAATCAATAGTACCCTACCCGATTCTCGCTATCGGTTGCCGTTCAATCCGTCTGTAGGGCTGTCGTGCGTTGCATAATCGTGTATTATGCGTATCGGCTGATACCTTGTACCCGGCATAGAGCATCGTAGTCCATGCCATCATCTTCACAAGTTTCAAAACCTTTTAAGGCATCTTCCAAACTGTCTATCTCATCCGTTATCAACTGGATAGCTTCTTTTTTGCTATCAGCATTGAACATCAGGCAGACAGCCTCTTCATCATTGTTATGGGCAGCCTCTAAATCTTTATAAAGGCTATCCAACTGCTGGTTAATCGTGTAAGCATTCATATCCATATCTTTTATGCGATTGACATCAGATTAGCTTTTTTGAAGCATCTGAATTCTTGGCGTTCAGTATCATAGTAAGTCTGGACGGTATCATTCTTTTTTCTGTTGTCAGTACCAGTGATGGCAGGCATCAGCTTTTCATTTAGTGTACCGTATGCCTCACGAACGGAACCGTCCACTTTTTTGAAGTAGAACTTCACTATCTTCTTTTTCATCTCACCTTTCAACTTCAAGTTAGCCCAAGCGACCTTCATTGCTTCGCTCATGGTGTAGCCATTACGCTTAACGAACTGCCAAGCAAGGCTCATTACTTCGTGTAAAAATTCTCTTGTTCTCATAATCGTGTATTTTAATATGTTTATACTATTTGAAATCTGAATTAATCTTCGTTTCTTTGTATCAGTTTAATTTGATAATGCAAATATACTACTATTTTTCAGTAAAAAGAATCTAATACTGAAAAATAGTAGTAAAACAACACTATTTAACTATTGAAGCAGGTTATACCTTATTATAATATGAAGAAAGAAGGCAGAAATAGAAATTGGATAGCGTGGATAGCACTTGGATTAAGTGTTATTGCGATAGTTCTATCACTTTACTCTATGCACAACAGTAACTCTGTATCGCTTCAAAAAACATTAGAAATCTGTATATCAGTCATGGGAATAGGAATAACAGCGATTTTAGGGATACAGATATACACAATATTGACTATAGATAAAAGAGTACAGGAAAAAATTGAGGATGAACGAAAACTGTATAAGGATAGTAATTCCCAGCTAAAAGAAAATTTAAGGTCTCTTACAAGAACAATGCAAAGATTTACAACGGGGAATATTTATATTATTAATGAAGAATACAACGAAGCTTTTTGTGTATTTTGCCTTGCAGCAATTGATGCTAATAAATTAGGAGAAAGGGAATTAGTGTCTATCAGTTTACAGCAGGCAGTGGATATACTACAGAAAACAAACTGTATCAATAAATGCGAAATAGTAATGAAGTACATGGATGAGTTAAAAACTGGAATGATAGGAATATCTGACGAAAAGGCTATTACGGTTTACAATGCGCTATTGAATTTGCCATCGTATGAATAAAGCTATTCATCTTTATCCTCATGGTTCCTTGCTATTCCAAGAAGAATAATTGCAATCCAAGGAATTAAGCCGCATAGATACATTATTAAGGCTTCTATCATAGCAAAAAAAATAAAGCGACCAACTCCAAAGTTGCGGTTTGAAGTTTAGTCGCCTATATAGTCCCTTACGGGAACAGTTAAACTTATTAGTCGAAATCATCCGCAACTTGATTCCGACACAAATATACTGAAAAATAACAGTAAAACCCCAAAAAGATGAGCACAAAAGAAAGATTTGTTGAATATTTAAAAATCAAAGGGATTGGGCAAACAGCTTTTGAAGAATCAGCTGGTTTATCTCGTGGAGCTATTGCCAAAAAAACGGGCTTTAATGCAGATTCAATAGAAAAGATAGCGTCTGCTTGCCCTGACCTTAATATAAATTGGTTAATAACTGGAATTGGCAACATGACAATTAATACCAATTCGTCAATCACTGAAACTCCAACCACGAATAAAGATATTAAAATACTTGATATACGTGTATGCGCAGGACATGGAATTGGATTTGACGGAAATGAAAACAAGGTTATTGGATATGTGAATATACCAGAATTTACTGGATGCTATGGAATAACCGTATATGGTGATTCTATGTACGATATGTATATGTCGGGAGATACAATCTTTGTCCGTGAAATAAAAGACAAACGAAACATAGACAATGGACAGCCGTATGTAATTATAACAAAAGAAGACAGACTTCTTAAAATGATTCATATCGACTACGAGCGAAAAAAAACAATATTGTCTTCCTACAACAATATAGCTAATCCGGATGGGAAAAGAAAATATCCCGATATGGAAATTGACATAGATAATGATGTAATTCATTTATACAAGGTTGTAGGTAAATTAGCGAGAACGCAAATGTAGTTACAATAACAATACTATGAAATTCAATCAATACACATGGAACCTATATAAGCAATCTTCTGACGGACAAAAAGCTATTAAGGAGTTTGAGGAAGCCAATGAAAAGATGACTGAATACGAACTGTTTTCTAAATACAATCCTAATTCAGCACGTTTTCTTTCAGAAGACTATTTTGTAGAAACATGCGACCTATTTTGGGCTTGCTCTTTCGACAGTGCAGAAAAGCCCGAAAACCATGAATCTGCAAAGCAATTTTATTATACACTCACGACCAAAGGGATATTTGATGAAGAGCATGTAGCAGTAATCAATGAGGGCGAATACCAATTAATGCTATCTGCTAATGATATGTTGTCATTCATGTTATATTACTTTGCCCCTGAATACTTTTTCCCAAACCTTTTCAGAAGTCGTTTTTTCGTTTTAAATAAGATAACAGACACATTCGAGATAGAACTTCCTCTTATACCTAAAAAATCTGATTATAAATCGAGATGTATGTATTATTGGGAATTGTGTGAGGTGTTTTATCGGTTTAGAATTGAAAACCAACTCTCTCCAGCAGAGTTATGCGCATTTTTATATGACTATGCACCCAATTTCATTTCAAAAGAAAAAACAGATATTCCACAACCGGCACAAGCATGGTTCATTGGTGGGAAAACAGCCCCGATAGAATCTACTTTAGATTTTACTTTTTGGCAGGCCAATCCTGAAACCCAAAAAGGCGATATTCTAGTTCACTATGAAACATCACCAGTTAGCGCAATCACTTGTTTGTGGATCGCTCAAACAGATGGAGTGATAGATCCATTCTTCCACTATTACAGCAATACGTACATAGGAAATAAGATAAATCTACCTCATATAACATTGAAGGAACTCCAAGCCGATGAATACTTCTCAAAGCATCCTCTTATTAGAAAGAAGTTCCAGGGAGTAAACGGATGGCCAATGAGTAGCGAGGATTACTCCGAACTTCTGCGAATAATAAAGGCAAAAGGATTTGATATAGATACCTTACCAAAGCTATATGCTCCTACACTACCCCAAAATATAAGTATAGAGATAGAACGGGACGTAGAGCAACAGTTATTAGAACCTTTGCTTAACTCTATGGGATGGTATGAGAACAAAGACTTCATTCGGCAGTTACCAATCCAAGCAGGGAGAGGACATAGGATATTCCCAGATTATGCGTTACATTATGGCAATAAACCAAATGAGGAAAGGGCAAAAGTGTTGATTGAAGCCAAGCTGTGTATGAGGAATAACAAGGAAAGAGAAGAAGCATATTTGCAAGCGCGCTCATACGCCCGATTACTTAATTCTTCTGTGATTGTTTTATGTGATAAGGATTACCTGATTGTTTATGAGAAAAAAGACAGCTTCGACCGGGACAGATATAAGAAATACCATTGGGGAGAGCTTGAAAATCCCGATTTATTCAACGAATTAAAGAACAAACTAAATATATAAGATTATGAAGAAGATTCTATTTACCATAATAGGCTTGTCAGCACTATTCTGTATGAGTTCCTGCGATGAAGCTGTTTATAAAGGGAGGAAAGTGTATAAAGCATATTTCGATTATACCTTAAAAGACCCTGAATCTTTCAAGGTGTACAGCGAAAAATACACAAAGGATGGAGATTTCACAGTAAATTGGGAACTGGATTATGGGGCTAAAAACTCTCTCGGTGGAATGGTGAGGGAGAAGGCTACGTTTACAACTGTTGGTACTTCGATATTTATAGACGGAAGTAGTTACAGGCTTGATGAATTGAAATGATTTGAAAATTGTTTTAGCAATATTTTAGCAATAACAACTAAAGAACATGATTGGAATCCGGGAAGAGTTAAAAAACAACATAAGCCGGGGATTATGCCCGGCTTTAACATGAAAATCTCCTTTGTTTCAACATTGTTTCAACATCAAACGAAAACGAAAAATATAAATAGGTGACAAACAGCAGATTAAGAAGTAGAAAAAATTAGCCAGATGAGCTAATACCCCGAGAAATAATAACGATGCAAAGATACATAGAAAATCAATAATACAAAGCTTTTGGGAAAGTTTTTTTCTCATGTAA